AGTAAGCGTTACATCACCTCCTGCTTCAAGGGTAAGAGTGTCTGTCTTTGCATCTGCTGCAATGGTAGTAGTACCTACCTTCACATTGCTGAAAGCATTCTGGTTCACCTCTGCACCTGCCGCAATACCCGCAAGCTTGTCCTTCTCCGCAGTGGTGTAGTCGTTCGTCGAAAGACCTTTGCCGTCTTCCTTTGCCACGTAGGTACCACCAAGATTCAAGTTGGTGATGTACGTTGCCACATAGTTCTTAATCTTTGCCCACAAGTGGGTCAATCCTGTTGAATCTAAATACTTTGCCATTTCCTCTCGTTTTTAAAAGTTACAAATATCGTCTATCTCTAATATGCTCAGAGGCTCATCGCCTGCGTTCGGATATTCCTGCCGCCATTGGTTGAAGAAGGGGTCGTTCTCTTGCATGACACCTCCCATCTCCTCGTCGGCCGATACGACAATCTCGCCGTTCTCGCCGCGTGTCAGCAGCAGAACGCGTGTCTTCTCAAGCCCATCGTGTTTCACTACGACACCACTCACACCGAAGTTCGTGTACGAGCAGGTACATAGGGTGGGGGGAAATCCGTCGAGTCTGTCTTCCCACATCAGGAACACCACCTTGCCCGCCATCACCGGTTCGGCCAGTTCGTCGTAGGTGAAATCAAAGAAGCATTCCTTTTCGCCAGTGGTGGAACTCTCTCCTTCTTTCCACCTGTCGCCGCATCCTTTCAGCAACACGAAGTCCTGCTTCAGGTTTTCCATCTTCTTCAGCAGTTCCTCCACGTTGTCGCCGTGCCTCGGCAGTCTATATCCTTTTTCTTCCATATCTTAATCCTTTTTCTTCAACACTTTCAGATACCCGTCTTCCACAATCAGCGGCCCTTCGTCCACATATAGGAACTCGTACTTGTCGAGACCTATGCCGCACACCAACGCCGCCGTGAGCTTCAGACGGACGTTCTTGTTCTTTGCCGTCAGGGCCAGCCCCGTATTCTTGTTCTCTGCCGTGAGCGTCAGTCCGTCGCCGACCTTCCGTGCAGAAATCTCCACCCCCGTGTTTTTGTTCTCGGCAGCGATTTGCAAATCACTCGGAACAATCTTCGCGCTAATTGTTAAGCATCCCATATCTCTAAACGCTCAACTCTCCTCACCACGGATGTTTTAGAGTACACAAATCCTTGGCCTCCACCTCGTTGCGGTAGCCTTCCACATAGTCGCCGTCAGGGACGCTTGCCGTCACCACCCAGCGTAATGTGCCGCTCGGGAACTGCTTAGTATCTATGAGCATATATTTCTGCCCATCCTCGCCTTCCACGATGTCATCTTTCGTCAACTCCACCCGCTTCGAGCCGCAGCAGAGCGTGCATACATAGCTGTCATCGTCCATCAGAAACCCTTCTGCTGTGATTGTGATGGCAAACTTCAAGTCAGTGCCGATGTAGTAACGCCCTTCAACGTCACAAGAACACGTGCAGTCGCCTATGTAATAATTCTTATCATCCATATATTATCAATTTTCGTAATACTCTCCTTTTGTGCTTACAATAGAATCCAATGCCTCTTGCAGGCCTTCTACGCACGACACCTCGGTATGGGGGTGAAGAACTTCTTTCGTGCATCTGTCTTTTAATACTATCTTTTGCGCCATATTGATATGTTTTAAGATTCGTAATATTCACCTTCAGATGTGCCGGAGCCGCCTTGATACAAAGAGCCGATTTTGTTCCACAAATAGAACCCCCCATTATTTTCAGTAATATAAATGGCAAGTTCGTTTTCTTTTGGGCAGATATACAATTCTCCAGACGTTTCTTGGCTTGCAGTCGGCAAAACGCTAACGTATTTGTATGACGGTACCATTAACAAGTGAATAGCATCTGTTACGGCCTTTTGGCTCATCAAAATCGTTGTGCTATCTCCACTTTCCTGTGTAATGTCATCAGAACTCAAACGAGACGCGAGTTCGCTGATTAATGATTGGTAAATGGAGTAAATTGCTCCACTTGTTATGGGATTCTTGCTGTTAGCTATCGGTTCTTCATCAAAAACCAATTTATCCTGCTTCTTGTCAAGTTCTTCTTTTATCCCGTTGCTTTTAACAAGGTTTTCTGAACCCCCTGTCGGAACTTCATCAACGACTATCGTGTCTTGCTTTTCAGACAAGGCATCCAGCAATTCTTGAACTTGTCGGTACACTGCATTACTCGACACAGGGTTGGCACTTCCCTGTCTCACGGTGCTGTCCACCGTCTGACGCACCGAGGCCAATGTCCTCGCCTCCCACGTGCTGCTGTATGCCTTCTTCACAAGCACGTAGTCGTTCAGCACCAAGCCGTCTGCCTTGTCCACGTTCGTGTGACCGTCTATCGTCAGCAGCGAGTTCAGCACCGTCACGATGGCATTGCATTCCTCGGCGGAAAATCTTCCCTCCGTCGTCACACCACCATTCTCCACTTTCGGATTGCTGATGATGCCTGTCACCTTCGTTATAGCCTCTTGTACCGTCATACTCTAAACTCTAAACTCTAAACACTCAACTCTAAACTCTCACTCGCCAAGCGTAGCAGGCAGGTCGTATGGGAATCCCATCTTGCCCGTCGTCGCTGCCGTGTAGTCCGTGGCCCTCATCGTGTGGGCTATCCGTTCCAGTTCGTGCGTCAGCAGCGGAGCCATCGTCGTGGTGATGTTTCCTATCCTCACCTTCACGAAGTCACCGTCTTTTGTCTTGGCCTTCACCTTCAGACCGATATTCCCTGCTGTCTCGCCGTAACTATTCATCTTTCACCTTTTGAACCTTTTGAACCTTGAACCTTGAACTTTGAACGTCCGAAGGACATTTGAACCTTTAGCCTCGTCAGCGCTTGCGCTTCACGTAGGTATTGTATCTGATGGTGGAGTAGGGGTTGAAGGACACCGCTTTCACCTGGTAGCCTTTTGTCCCCCATCGCCACCACAGGAATTTCTTCTTGTACTCCTTTTCCACGCTGATGGCCAGACTGTCGCGCAAAAGAATTAACAAATTATTATTTATAGTGTTGTATTTTAAGTCCAGCCACGCGTCCTTGAAAACGAGCACGCTATCCACGGGAGGCTCCCGTTCTTTCGGTTGGGCATCGGTATCGTTTGCTGCAACCGCCTCAGTAGTGTTTGCTGCGACCGCGTCGCTGCTTAATTTCACTTCTGCCTGTGTCATCATTCCTATTTTTTGAAAACTCTCTATTGCCGAGACCTTTGTGCCGAGGTCTTTCAGTAGTTCCTTGTCTTCCTTCGTCAGCACCTCTTTCACCTTCTCCACTTCCACCACCTTCTGCGTCACCACCTCCACGGTGTCGCGGATGGTGTCGCGCTTCAGCGGCACATATTGCTGCTGTCGGGCCAGTTCCTCACGCAGCTGTTCATTCTCCTTTTTCAGCGAGCGATTGCAGCCTATGCAGGAGAACATGGCAAAGGCAATCACCGCCCATAGCAGAACCGTCACCAGGTACGGCCAGTATTTAGTCCATATATTTCTCATCTTTCTCATAATTCACGTCTTTTTTTTGTTATCCCAGTGCCTTCAGTGCTCTTTGCAGATACTTCCTCCTGCTCTCCAGACCGTTAAGACCGCCGTTTATCACTCGCGTAATCTTTTGCAACACCATTTCGGTGTTCTCCCCGTTGTCGAGGTCGGCCACGTAGCAGAGATTCTGCCCACAGCCCTGTGTGAAGAACCATGCGGCACTTCGCGTCGCGCCCTTGGGCAGTTCAAGCAACTCAGGCTTTGCTACCACGTCATAGCCGCAGAACTTCTTGTACCGCTCGTAGTTTGCTTTGCCCGTGAGCTGGATAAATCCACGGCCCTTATACTTCTGCCCGTCGCCGTCTCTCTGCGGCGTGTTGCCAAGCGCAATGGCCTTCTTGCCAGTGTCGTAGGCGGCACCGCTTGCCAGTTCCTTCGTGTAGCGCATCTCGGCACTCTCATGGGCCACCTGCGCCAGAAAGTGTGCTGCCCTTTCCTTCGTCAGAATGCCGAACTCTGTCATCGCTGCGTTCAGGTAAGGCAGATACTTGTCTATCCGCGTGTAAGGCGCAGTCGGCATGATCTTTTTCAGTTGTCCTTTCGTGATAGTCATTCCTCACCTCCTTCCTTTTCTTCTTTAGCCAGTGTCTTTGCTATCGTTTCGTCCAAGGCTTCCCCAAGGTCGGGACTTTTCGTCCTTGCAAAGCCTGCTATCAGCCGCCCGAAGAACAGACCCACATTGCTCCACGTCAGCCTCGGCAGCTCAACACCTTTCAAGTAGAAGAAATGTCCGAACACGGAACACAACTCGCAGACGCAAGCCACTATCATCGCCATCCCTGCGCAAATCACATGGTCACACAGCCCGTAAGGCTCGGTGATGGCAAGGCCGATGATGCAGAACACCAACAGCAGCGTCATGTAGTCGATGAACTTATTGGTCGTCCTGCGGATTGCCCTCGACGTTCTGAACTCGGTCATCTTTGCCAGCGTCTCGTTCCCTGCGTCCAAAGCCTCCCTGTGCCGCTTCCTGCTCTCGGCTCGTCCGAACCGAAAGTCTGCCGCGATGAGTATGATGACAAGGGCGAGCATCCACCGCAGGTCTTGGATGGCCTGTAATGCCTCCGAGCCCATTGTGCCCCAGACGAAGCCTTGTCCTATGTTCCGTGTCGTTATATCCATTTCTTTATCTTGTCCGTTATCTTGTTACTTTGTTATCTTGTTACTTTGTTACCTTGTAAAGGGTCGGCTCGCTGCTCGCTTGCCACGAGCCTGACCCACTGCTGCTCTTGCACCTATGAAAGTCTATCTACTAACCTGTTTGAACTACACTAAACTATCAATGTGAAAAAACCAAATAAAACTAAAATCTGTCAATAGCGCATTATCCGTCACGGACTCCTTGCTCGTAGAGCAGCATTATCTTTGTACCTGTCTTCATCGTCCTCATAATCCTAATTCTTTATGTTTTTAAAATTGTCGTACCATAACCGTCGTTGTATAAATCGAAATGCAATCCGATGCAATTCCTGTATCGCAATAACGAAGGAGCCAATATGGTTTCCGTGTTGGCTTCCTGCGTGTTGTAGGGGTTGAATACAACTGTAGGAGCTAAAAGCCCAACGCGGTCGGCATCTTTTGTGTGTTGCGGAATCGAGAAGGAAAACATAAACTCGATAGTGTTGTTCCTTGCCGAAGCGTAGAACTCTGACGGATTCTCGACAACCCACACCAATAGTTCGCGGTCAACGCCTTGGATGTCGGAGTCCATCTTGATTATCTGCGACCGTAATTGCAGCGTTTGTCCAGGGAGTATAAGGATAAACCGCGACTTATAACCGCCGCAGGAGAAAAATCCTGCCTGATTAATAGTGGATATTCCTGTTGCCGCAGAACCTCTCATGTTAGTGACTTGACCATAGCCTCCGATAAATGGTGTTGCATAATCCGTCGAAAGATTACTCTCTGCGAGAATACGGGCATCAGCGCAAACAAGTACTCCTTTTGTCAGAAGCCAGTCAACGTTTTCACCATCATCAGTACCCAATGACCGCCAGTTCAGGCAATACCTGTCAACTTCGTTCGTAATAGTAAGCCTTGTGCCATTCTTAGTCCACGGGACAATACGACGCATCGAATCGGGTTTGTTGCTGTTGGAATATATAAGGAAACTGCGATAAAGAGGCGAGTCTGCATCGTAACTTATATCGCAACTCACGGGAGGATTACTTTTCGACCAGTCGCTGCCCGGGCTCGTAGTTGTTCCCATACCGACTATACTATCGTAAAATGGCAATGCGACGATATGACAAGTATTCAACCCGTGTTCTGGTATAGCACCGTCAGCCTTCACCTGCACTGATTTTATCTTTACGGGGTCGGAATCCTTATCCTCATCCACAATACCCATATTGATGACGGTCGGATAATGGCTTCTCTCCACAATCGTCACGTTCTCCGTCGTCAGGCCCTTGATGTCGAGGTCGCTGTTAATAATGGTCTTATCGCCATCTATTGTCACCGTTCCAGATTTAGTCGATGCGTCATACTCAATGTCAATGCCTGCCTTCTTTGCCTCGTCCTTGTAAACGGCCAACGAGATTCTTTCTGCCTGCTGGTTTATCTGCGACTGCAAGTTCGTCAGACCACCGCCGAAATCCTGCCATGTCGAAGCCGCCGAACTCTTTTCAAGTTGTATGCCTGCCACGTAGAAGGTACCAGTGGCATTGCTGCCTGCCGAGTTTACAAGCGCGAGATATATGTTGGCCGCCTTGTCATCACCGTCAAAGGTAACGGAATATCTCACCCACGACGTAGTAAGCGCAGTCGCCCCGCCGTTGATGGCAGACATGTCTCCGACTGTTATTCTTGCTCCTCCGCGCCGCACGCTTATCTTTAGTGCCGCATCTACTGAGTCTTTCTTTATCCAAGCGGAAAGCGTGTATGTGCTGCCTTTCTCCGTCTTGATGTAGGGCTGAAGGGTGGTGGCGATGGACAAACCGTAGCCGTTGCCAAACTGGCTGACTACGACACGCGCCGCATAGGAAAAACCGTCAAGGTCTGTGATAGATTCTTGCGAAATGGTAGTGTTCAGGGAACTATACCCAGTGAAATGGGCTGGCTTGGTGGCGCTCTGCAAATCGGTGAAGTTGCCGTTCAGCAGCATATTCGGGCTCGCATTCCTGATGGCACTCACCGTGCTCGATACGCTGTCAACCTTCTGCTCAATCAGCGAAAACTCACTGCTGTTGAAAACGGTTGTGTATATCCTGCCAATATCAGTCGAGGAAATGGCAACCACAGGCTCATCAAGCAACTTCCAATAAGCTGCCTTATCAGAATACTGGATTTCGCTCGTGTAGGCTTGTATGCAAGTATAAACCCTATACAACGGCTCGCCCTCGCTATTTGTCGTGACGGATGTTCCCGTAACAGGATTCGTAAGGGCAATGGCCTCATACCACATATCACCGACTTTCGGCCATCTATTTGTGGACGTATGGGTGTTGTTCGGAACGGTGTTCGTGGTTTTGCTATCCGTATAGTATGCGCAAGACAGTTCTACGTCCACATGTTCTATCTGATACTGCCTTGCACGCGACAGATAGGCTGCTACATCAGCACGAATTGCGAAATATTTGTTCCACCAGAAATCCCACTCCTTATCCTCTACGGGCTGGCTGTCGGTGTCATTATTGTTCTGAAGCCACAATGGGTATCTGTTGGGAGTCGCCGCGCTATCCTTCGGGTCTGCATCCTCTGCCGGGTCAATAAGACCGTCGCGCTGATAGTCACCCTGAATGCCCCAAGTGAGTCTCTCGAAATCCCATGACGTCGGGTTCTCGGCAGGTGTTCCAACCGACTTCTCGCCATCAAGGTAGTTGCCGAGCTTATTCAGGGCTCCGACAAGCAGGCCGTCGGCCTCGGTGATTTTCTTCGTACCTATCGGCTGGCCATTCTCGTCAAGCAATGGCACGTTGGGCATTCCCCAAATCTCGTCGCTCACCTCATAGTAGTGCAGAACCTCACTGTTCAATATCTGTCTCAACGCGGCCTTCTCAGCAGGGTCTATCAGCCCGTCGTCGCCCATCTCGTCAATGGCCTTGTATTGGACGGCATTCAGCGCACGGTTCAGTTCTACGACAGCAGCGTAGAAATCATCCCAAAGTCTGCGATAGACTTGTGCGCCTGTCATGCCGGCGAAGGGACTTACTTCCGTCCACGTCGGCAGTTCCGTGGTCTTCTTGATAGCTGCCTCCGTTTCTCCTGCTGCCACGACGGGGCTTATCCATGAAGGATAGCCGTCTGGAATGGTGTATGGGTTTTCAACTGTAATAAAATTCTCCTTATTATTGAGGTATTTCGATAGCCACTTGAAGGCATCTTCCAAGCCATCTACAGCCTCGCCGCACGTTACTTCATTCTGTTCTTCCTTCGTGCCCTTGTAGACATAGTTCCAATTCTTGTCGCTTCCGTTCTTTAGGCCATTCTCGGCAGCCTGCGCGAGCAGAGACAAAGTGGTGTTCTTCGCGTCCATCCACTCCAGATACACCCTCGTCTTCTCTGCACCGCCGGTCAACTTGCCATCGCTCGCCACGTCGGCAATCTTATCAAGCGCAGCCGTGGAGTCCACGTCGTTCACCTGCACCCACACATAGCCTTCGCCCTTCGTGTTGCACGTCCACTTCCACAGCCTGCCGCCCTCGCTGGCGGGTTCCAGGTCGAGGTCGAAGTACAAGGTCTTGTCAACGCGGAGCAACTTCTCTGCATCGCTCCACGCGGCATGCGGAGTGCTCACGGTGTTCGGGTTGCCGTTGCCGTAGATAATGTCTACCTCGCTGCCACTCAGCAGGGTCTCGATGTCTATGCCCTCTTGGCTGCTCGAAGTAGAGAGGAATTTGCCCTTGAACTCGCTTCCCTTCGCATCCATGAACGTGCCACGGTGCAGGGCAAGGTTGAAGTCGTCCACACCCTTGTAGAAAGCCAGCAACGGCGGCTGCAAGGCGCGGATGCCGTGGCTCACGTCGCCCGTATCATAAGAGGCGTAGGCACTGATATACACGGCACTCTGACGGGCTTTCAAATCCTCGCTCGTCGAGTCCTCATCGGCCTGCATCCTATGACCGAGCATCGCAATGTCGTCACCCACCTCCACCTCGTAGGGCGCACCGCTCCACAACGGCTTGTCGCTGTCGTCAGTGGCTATCGGCGTGCTGCTGTTCACACCCGTGTAGATGGTGATGTAGTGGCCCAATGCCGTATCTTCGCCGAAGTCATGCTCCGTGGTTCCTTTCTCGCAAACCACACTCCAGAACATCTTGTTGCTTACGTTTCGCATCACTTCGCCTGCCTTCTTCCTTGCAAGGTTGAAACTCATGCAGATGGCTTGGTCGCCGATGAGCCATTGATTGCTGGTCTCGGTCTCTCCGTCCGTGGCACGCCACCACAGCCGCTTGCAGGCCACGTTGTTATAGGTGGCGCTCGTCACATCTTCCACCGAGAAGCCGTCAGCAGGGGTGAACACAAACGCGCCGCCGCTCGAACGCAGCTTGTCTATCATCAGCTCGAAGAAGTGGGCCAGTCCCGTCACGGTGAGGTTCTGCGTGGTGAGCATGCCCGAGAAGTTACCGTCCTGCGCATTCACGCTGCCGTCAGCGGTCACGTTGCCGCCGTTGCCCTCGTTGTCTTTCCTGACAAAAAGGTTTCCCTCAACACTCAGAGGGCCCACAATCTTATCAACGACCTTCATCACCGTGGGCTCCAAGTAGTCGGCATAGAGGTTTTTAAACCATGCCTTCACGGTCGAAACACCGTCCTGCACAAACTCCTTCACGTAGCCCCACGCACCCTCGGCACCAATCTGCAAGCCTTTCAGGAAGGTAATCAGCCCCGATGCGCTGTCGTCGCCGGTCTTGCTCAGAAACCACTCTTTGCCGTAGGTCTGTATCAGCTGGCGTATCTGCGGAATGTTCGCGCTGCCGCCACCGCCGCCGCCACTGGTGATGCTGCCACCCGTGGCAAGGCTGTTCACCTGCTCTTGCAGGCGCTGTATGGTGCCCACCTGCTTGTCGTTCCTCAGCGTCACCTCGTAGGTGGGAATCTGGCCGTTGCCGTATTCCTTGATTCTCAGCACGTCGATGAACACCGAGCCGCTTATGTTCAAGTCCTCATCGGCAAACACCATCACGTCGCCTTCCTTCAGCGTGTCGTGATAGCTCCTTGTTCCGTATGTAGCGGTGTCACCGCTGCTGAACCCGTCGTGCTGGCGGGCCATGAATATCTCGTCTACCTTCGGCGAATAGGTATATCTCGTGTAGTCGTTCTTCTCCAGGAATGTCAGTGCCTCCTCCAGCAACTTCACGGCAGCGGCATTCACGTAGGTGTCGGTCATCTCAATGCCCGTCAGCACATACTTGTCGCCCGTCCGCAACTGATAGGGTAGGGAGGCTCCTGCCGTGCCGTGGGCATAGGGGAAGTAAAGGTCGAGGTCGCCGTCCTTGGCTCTCTGACAGGTACATTCCCACGTGCCGTTCGAGAGTTGCTTCACGCTCTCCACGCCAAACTCCCTGCCGCCGCAGTAGCCGTTCTTCATCGCTATCACGGTGTCGCTCTGAAGGAGCGTCGCAAGGTCGAAGTCGCTGCCAAGGTCGGGAAGGATAATCTTGAACGTGGGAATCTCTGCGCCATCCGCGAAGATACCATTGTCCTGAATCACATCTGCGCCTACGATGGTGTCCTTGCCCGTGTTCTCTATCGTCGGGAAGATTTCATCATCGCCGTCGCTGCCGTCAAAATATTTCGTAGCCTCGCGGATGCCGAGGTCTGGATAGTTCTTGCTCAGAATAAAGGGGTGGGCCTTCTCCTTCGAGAAGTAGGCGGTATAGCCGTGCCACTGTGCCTTGCCTGCCAGACTGCCGTTGTGCTCGTCGGCAACAGCACTGCCGCCGTGGCTAACCACCCAGTCATAGAGGCTCTGGTTCGGGAAGCCGGGCAGCATCAGCACGTTCACCGCCATGTTGTTCGGAAGGTTCGAGGTCGAATAGCTCTTATTCTCCGCAGGCCACTTGTCGCCGTCTATGTTCCCACGGAAGTACAGACGCGTGGCAACACCGAGCCTATCTTGCCATGTCGCACACGGGATGCTGAGTCTGATGCTCCTGTTGGCATTGCAATACACGTCCACCGTAGTCCACGACGAATCGCCTTCCACACGCACCTCTGTGGTGGCCTTCCAGCCTTCACCAACGCTCGTGCGCACACGGAACATACCTTCTTCCTGACACACTCCGTGCGACAGTAGGTAGTTGTCCTGGCTGCCGTCGTTGCCGTTCTCTTCTATGCCGCCAATGGTCATGAAATGCACGGCATTCAGGTTCGCATAGTAGCGCGTAGGAAGGTTCTTGTCACTTCCGTAGGCCATCAGCATTGTCACTATCTGCTGGTCGCTGTCAGCCGTCCGCTCTATCTCATAGAGTCCATTGCCCTTGCCGTACTTGAACACATCCATCGTAGGCAGTCCTGCCGCACCAATCACCACGCTGCGGCCTTTCTGAATGAAGTTCAGGCCGAACACGTCCTTCACGTTCTTCATCGCATCCCAGACACTCTGGTTGTCGATGTTCACGTTCTGATTGGTCTTCTCGTCATCCGTGGCGGCAGGCTGACCAAAATACTCCGCATAGAGCTCACGGGCCTTCGCCTGCAATGCCGAATCGCTGCCGCAACGCGCCAACGTCCTCGATTGGCTCGGCGTCACGAACACCCACCTGTCGGCACCCGTAATGCCGTTCGCAGAGCAATATCTGTCGGCGTTCACCTGCAACCTGTCGGCAAGGTCGTCCACGGTCTCGCAGAAGAACGAGAACTTCGGCAGCGAACTGTAGTGAATCTCGTTGTCGTTCAGAACGTAGTCAAGCATCCTCATGTCGGTGAGCTCATAGCCCAGCGACACGAACTTCACGTTGTCATAAACGAAACCCTCGCCATACGTGCCCCTACGAGCCTTCTTAATCACCGTCGGGTCGTAGTTGATGACGAACTTCTCTCCTCGGTACACGATGTAGTCGCCGATTTCAAAGCCAACGGGAACGGCACAGCGAACGTTGAGCGTCACACTCGTCTCGCCCATCCACTCGCCGTTATACTCCAGCTCAGGCAATGCCAGCCGACCGCTCCTGCTTGAAGCGCCCAGCGGCAGCGTCACCGTCCGCTCTTCTCCGTTCTTCTTATATATCGTCCAACTCATCGTCTCACTTTTTTATCAAAAAAGCCCCATACAGCAATGCCATACGGAGCTCTTGAGGCTAAAGAAAACAATTTTCGTCTGCAAATATACTAAAATAAAATTATATATTGCAAATAATAACACTAAAATTTTAGTAAAAACGATTATTATTTTATTTTAACTCACATAACGCCCTTTACCTCCGAAATAATTAGAGGGTGATGGTTATGGCGTATCTTCCATTTCCACTATAGCAGTAAGTAGGGTGCTCCAATTTCAGTCATTCACCTTTCGCTTTATCAATTTTACCCAAAAGGGCTTCGGTTTGACCTGTCGTCAGGGCGCGACGTTGCAGGATTAGCGTCTTACTACTTAAAAACGGTGCCTTTTTTCTTTGGGTTTTGCTCGCTCATAAGTGGCAACGGATGGAACTTTTTGCAAAACGCCCTAAAAAGGGCGAGACCCCTGCAACGGTCACGGTCGTCAGCAGAGGTCTCTATTTTGCAAAAAATGAAAACGTTTATCCCAAAGCCATCGCCGTGACACGATTGCACTGCAAAGATACAGAATATTTGCGATAAATTGCGATATTAAACAAATAAATGCGATAAATTACATAAATTTAACACTTTCGTCCCGTTTGTTGCGACCATGTCGCGACCTAAAATCACTTCACCCTGAACGCCAACGCACCCAGCACATTCTGGTTCAGCACCTCGTAGATCATCTCTGCCGCATCGGCATTCCGCTGCGTGTTCGCGGCCACCTGCTCCAACTGCTGCAACTGCGCCCGTGCTATCATCGGCATCTCGCTCTGCCCCTGCACGGCATAGAGTATCTCCGTCAGCGTCATCCTGTTCACGCTCACGTCGGCTCTGATGGCATTGATGTAGCTCGCCAGCAGGTCTGCCGTCGTTTCCGTCACACCTTTTATGCTGTTTGTCATCGACGAGGCACTTTCCGTACCAATACTCCTCATATCTTCAAGTCCTGCCTTCTGCATTCCTGCGTTCAGGCCGTCCATGAGGTTATTGAAAGCCGTCGGCAGCGTGCCGCCAATGATAGCCATCTGTGCGGAAATAGCCTCAATGCTCCTTTCGTCAAGCTGGCCGTTCGTGCGCTCCATCTCTGAGGTGATGGCATCAAGCACGGGCTGCATGGCGGTCTCAATGAGTTTTGTCACGGCAATCTTCTTCGCAACGTCTGCAATAATCTCGCTCGCTTTCTTGCGGAATGCCTCTGCGCCGTCCTCGCCCTTCTGCCAGGCTTCAAAGAGTGCATCGCCCAAGTCGCTTGCCCACGATTTCACGTCGATGTCGTAGATGGCCTTCGCCATATCCTCGGCAAAGTGCTTAATCTCATCGTCCATTTCGGTGAGCTGCTGCTTGTAGTCGGCAATCTTCTCATCGTCGGTATTCTTCTTCGACAGTTCAGTGTCTCTTTGGTGCTGCAACTCGTCTCTCTGGGCAAGCAGAGAAGCGTAGGCGGCATCATAGTAGGAGCGCGACTTCTCGGCTTCCTCAACAGCCTTCCTCGTGTCTTCACCTACATACGACCTATAGCCGAACGACTGACCGAGGAAACTGAACTCAATACCATCGCGCAGTGATTTCAGCATATCCTTCGTGGCCTTCGTGTTATAGATGCCGCCAAGTGTCCGCTCCAGCGCCGTTTCGAGGTTTCTCGTCAGGTTCTCCATTTCCCGCTGGCGTTGTTCTGAAGCCTCTATCTCCTTTTGCAGTGTCTTGTCGTGCATGGCTATCAGCGAACTCACCACACTCAGCCCTGCCGCAGCCGCAGCCGCATAGGGGCCTGCCGCACCCAGTCCGAGCGATTCAAGACCGCTTGCCACCTGAGCCGCCGAGCCCAGGGCATTGCTGCCCATCGCGAAGAAGTTGCTCAAATCCTCGTTGCCGAGTGCGTCGAAGAGGTCTATCACGGGGCCGAGCACGTCTTGCACGGCCTTAAACCCTGCGGCAAGCCCTTCAAGTCCTTTGGTGAAATCAGTTCCCGCCTGCTTGATGAGGTCACGGATTTCGTTCTTCGTGTATGTCCGGCCTTCTTGCAGTCCGTAGTACTTTGCCGAACGGGCATCGGGCGTGAACGAGCCGCGCTTGCTCACCACGTCATCGTAGAGCTGGCGCAAGCGATTCCCCCGCTGTACTGCCCCGAACACCGCGGCAAACGGATTCCTCTCCGTCAGCTTGTCCTGAATCTTGTCAATAGCCTCGTACAGGGCTTTCGTGCCTTCCGTCGAATCAGCAATCGTCGGCGCAAGTTCCCGCAGCTTCTTCAGCATGTGCTCCAACGTCTGTGTGCTGAGGTTATCCAGATTACTGAATATCCTTCCCCATTGCTCCGTTTCCTTGAACGCTTCCCAACGCTGACTGGCTATCTGCTTGTCAAACGAAGCGATCTGCGCATTCCAGCCTTTCTGTTTTTCGGGTGATTGGTCGTTGTCGTGGTCACGCTTTTCTACAATCTCGTTACGCTGACGTTCCAACTCAACGAGTTTCTGAGCTGCCGTAAGTGATTTGTTGTAGGCTTCCGCAGAATCGGTTAGGAATTGCTTATAGTTGCCGCGAATAACCTCTTGTATTTTCTTAGCGAGGTCAACAAGTTCCGTCTGAACAAGTCCTTTCTCGTCACGCAAGGCTTCTTTAAATTCCTCTTCGTTCATGTCCCATTGTATGCCGACGGGCACAACTCCAAGTTCCTCACCTCGCTCATTGAAGCGTTCGAGCATCTTCTTGGCCGTCTCATCCCAAATCATACCGTCCGTGAAAGCCATCTGCGCAAACTCACGGTTGCCGCCGGACTTCTTCAGCAGAGATTGATATTCCTTCCATTGGCTTTCAAGACGCTTGATATATTCTTCCATCGCATCGGCATTCTTCTTGAGAGTCTCTTTCTCCCTATCAAAAAGTGTGTCTGCCTTCGTCTTGTCGATGTCGTTCTTGAACTTCTTTCTCGCTTCCGTCGTTGCTGGCAGTGTATTGCGCAGTTTGTCAAGTTCATCTATATAGTTGTCAACAAGCCTGCTGCCGAGGAATCGTCCTTTTTCGTCTTTCAGGTCGGGGAAAAGCGAGGCAAGCATGTCTATAGCCTGCTCCTTGCCGTACTGCTCACGGTATTTCTTGTATTCAGACAGGAAGGACTTATATTGCTCCAGCCGTGCCTTGGCTCCCTCCAGTTGTTCGTCCTTTTTGTTTCCTTTGTCTTTCTTATCACTGCTGCTTCCACTATTATCATCGTGGAGGTCTGCTTTCTCAGCCTCCTCAATAAGTTTCTGCAATTTCTCATTGCCGCCAAGAACATCGCCTACAAATGCACCGCCCTCGGCAAGTCCTTTCATACTATCTGACAACTGACCGAGACGAAGCAGGTCAAAGAAGGCTTGCTTGATACCCCTACGGATGGCAGGGCTCTTTTCTCCTACCTGGTCAAGAACTCCGTCGAGCAATCGTTTTACGTCGTCAATGTTATCCAACGCCCATTGGCGCACTTCTTTCTCATCACCACCGCGCAGTTCAACCAGTTTTTGGAACATTCTTGTGACGTCATCATTGGTAATCTCGTTCCACCTCTCGGCAACTCCGGCAAACGACTCCTTCATCCTCTTGCTGGCGTCTTCCACCTCCTTGTCGGTCATGCTGAACTTTCGGCCTGTCTCACTCAACTTCTCCTGAATCTTCTCCCAATAGCCGTTTTCAACCAGCAAGCGCAACTGCTCTTCAAACGGTGCATTCTTCATCTGGTCTTTCAGCGACTCGCTGACATCACCAGAACGCATCATCTCGTCAATCAACTCTTTCAGCGGCTCCTTGAACTCGTAAAGACCTTCCAACGTGCGACGAAGCCCTGCGTAGGAATCATTCAACTGCTGTACGTTTTTGTTAATGTCATCATTAAAGAAGAAGCGGTCAACCTCTCCGCTTTGGAACGTCCAATAGTCATACCAATGGGTTTCAGCCCGATCACCAAGCGAACTTGCTTTTATCAACTTTGCCGCTTCATCCTGATAGTCCAACGCCTTTCGGTTCGCTTCCGCAACATCGCTCATTGTCTTGGCAAGGATGTCGTACTGTTCATTCAGACCCCCTGCCTTGCTCAGCTGCTCATCGAGTGTCTTCGTGTAGGCCTCCGAGTTGGCAAGCACCTGCTTCATCTCTTCCACGCGGTTCTTCAGGGCAACGGAGTCTTTCGGCTTTCCTTCGCTGTCTATCTGCTTCTGCATCTTGCCCAAATCCGTCACGCGCGACTTGATGATGTCCTTCATCTCGTTGGCCTTTTCCTCTATCTTGCTTGTCCACTGGCTGTAGGCCATATACATCTCGGTTCCTGCCATCAGACCGAGTGTTGCCCATGTGCCAGGGCCAACACCCATAAAGGCATTTTTCAGTGATAATTGCAAACCAGCAAGGGCTACCTTCCATCTGCCAGCAGCGGCAGCAGCACGTATTTCGGCGGCAGTGATACCATTCACGCCTGCAAGGTGCATAGCCTGCGCTATCTTCAGTTTCTTCAAGGAAATCAACCTTAGAACGTCTTCTTTATTGAGCGTTCCAACGGCCATCGCCTGCCGCAAATCAGCAGCAGTAAGGCTGTTCTTCGAGGCTATCAGAATACGCTCTTGCGTAGTAAGTGCCCGATAGGTTGAAGCGGCTTTCAGATTATTGGCAATCAGCTGTTTGTCTGCCATAATCTTTCGCATCGTCACGGCAGTATTGCCCTGCATCGTCACGTTCAACAAACCGAGGCGTGTCCTCCCCAATAACCAGGCTGCACCAGCAACTCCCATCACAGCGGCAATTTCTCTCCAGTGTCTCGTCAGTTTCAGCAGTTCCGTGGCAATGCCTTTCAGCACGTCACCGACCGTTCCTTCGGCAATCTCGCCATACATAATATCCATAGCGTCTTTCAGGTTCTTGTACCGGGCGGCCAAAGAGTCTGAAATCTTCTCCTGCATATTGTAGAACATACCGCCCTCGTCGGTCAGTCTGCGAATCTGTTCTATCACATCTTCGTAACTCACCTGACGCTTGGAAATTCTCTTCTGAACGTCTGCCGTGCTCACGGCTTTCTTCTCCACTTCCGTGTAGTAGTCGGCGAGCATCTTCAGCATCGGGATATTGTTCATCGAGAACTGACGGAGAGTAATACCTGTCAGATATGTTGCCGAACGCACATGGCCCAATGCCAGTGTCAATCGTCCAATATCGGTGCCAGCACCCGCTGAGATGTCGGCAAGGCGTTTCGTCATGTCGAACAACTCATTGTACTTGAATCCGTAGGCACTCAGTTGCTTCGTGTATTGGTCGAGTTCCACGACACCAAACGGAGATTTCAAGGCCAGACCCTTAATCTGCTCAAACAGGTGGTTGGCCTTCACGGTGTCACCGAGGATAGCACCGATGCTGATTCTCTGCTTTTCCAGCTGACCGCCTATCTCAATCACGTTTCCCAAGAACTGACGCGCCTGATGGATAGCGAAAAGACTACTCAATGCAGAGCCGAGCTGCGTAGAGATATGGATGCCGTTGGCAAGGGTGGTGTTCAGACGGATATGGTCGCTGTTGTATTGGCGGATAGCGGCTCTGCGCTCGTTCATGGCTTGACGGGCAGCGGCAGCGGCCTTCTGCTGTTCCGCCCTCTCCTGCCTCAACGCAAGCAGGTTGTCCTGAGTCGAGTTCCTATATGCCTGGCGCTGGGCTATCATGTCTCTCAACATGCGCTGCTCTCCGGCAAGCTCGGCCTTCAGCGAGGCAATGGCTTTCTCCTGCCCGGTCGCCGTCATCTGCTGCGCCCAGGTGCCCTTCTTGTTCATGTTGTAGGCAGTCTGCAACTCCAGCAGTCGCTCCTTCAGCCTGTTCACGGCCTCCGTCTGCGCAAGAATCTTCGCATTCATCTCGTCAAGATTACCCACAAAGCCCCTGCCGCCAGCACTACTGAGCGAGCGACGTAGGTTCTGTGCCACGCTGTTCTCGTCGGCGACAATCTTCACCTTGAACGTCTCTCTATCCAATGCCGTCCGCAGTTTGCTCACCATCTGCTGGTAGCTCTGCTCGTCATAGTTCATCTTCAGCGCGTCCAATACGCTCTGATTGCCGCTGTTTATCTTCTGCTTCAGCTTGGTAAGGTCGATGTCCGCGCCAAACCACAATGTACCCAAATCTGCCATGTCCGTTATCCCGTTTTTGTTATCCCTTTTGTTGTCCTAATGTTGTCCTGTATATTGCGACCGCGTCGCAACTAACTCCCTGAAAACCAAAAAGAGAGCCGACAGACCGCATCTGTCAGCTCTCCTATGGCTAAAAATTACTATCTCGTTGCAAAGATAGTAATTTTATTCTGAAATCACCACTTTTTTAGTAAAAATCATCAATCATTTCATCCTCACCGCCTACTCTGGCTCTTCAATCGCCCTTTCTTTTTCCCGTTCAGCCTTTTCTATATATAGGCATGCCGCTTCCACAATATACGAGAATCCAAGCGTACATAGAGAACTGATTAAGCCAATAAAAGACACCAATACATAACTTTCTTCTTTGACTATGCCAGAAATAAGGAATAACAAACTTACCAACATAGTAAAAATCGAAATGATTTGAATAATGTAAACAACAATTACTTTCTTCATACTCTCTTAGGTTTTAAGTTTCCGCAAAGATAGCCATTATCTCGCAAACTTCTGCAAAAATTCGTTTAAAAATCATATATTTACTTTCATTTTAGTGTTAATTTCTACAAAAGCACTAAAGTTTTAGTATTTTTGCAAAAAGTTCTTTGAAATATTTGGTCGATTGGAGATAAATGCCTATCTTTGCAATGTTCAATTCAGAAAACGTGCAAAAGGACAGAGTGATGTCCTTAATGGGGCATTTTATTATGTCCTTTCGGCAACTGCATAAAGCGGTGTGCTCCCGTACATATATTGTAATGGTATATGTGTCCTTTTGCACTATGGATTGAACAGCGGGTAGGCGCACCGCTATCTTTGTGCCCGTTCAAAAAGTAGTGCAATGAACGAATTAGTATTAACCAAGTCCAGCAGCGAAAGCGACTTGAAGCGGTATTTCACCGCAGTGTTAGAGTTGTCGAAGTCCGACAACAAGTTCCCAATCAACCTTGATGAGGTGTGGATGCTCGTCTATAACAGACGAGACAATGCCATTAGAGAACTTCGTAAATCATTTTTTGAAAATGAAGATTTCCAAGTCATTGAAAATCAGTCGCTCCCCCAAAATGAGGAGCGAGTTTGGGGAGGCCAAAACAAAGTAAACTACTTCCTCTCCCTCTCCTGCCTCGAATACTTCATCGCCCGGAAAGTGCGCCCCGTTTTCGAGGTCTATCGCCAAGTGTTCCACAAGTCCGCTGCCACGCCAGCACTTCCCACAACCTACAAGGAAGCACTCACCCAACTCCTCGCTCAGGTAGAGCAGAACGAGAAACTGCAAGCAGAGGTTGACACCCTCACTCCAAAAGGACGCATCTACGACCAGGTTATCTCAAATGCAGACAACAACAGCCTCTACACAACACGGCAGGTGGCGCAGGAAATCGGAATGACCGACCGCCAACTATTCTCCATCCTCCTGCAACTGAACATCCTCTACAAGCAGTCCGAAACCTACATGATAGGTTCTGACTACGTTCAGTGGGGAATGCACCAGATGGTGTCTCACGTCATCAACGACAAGACGCATCGCGTGCGCACATATCTCAAATGGACGCTCAAAGGCAGGGCATACATCCACGCCCTGTACGACACCAACTGGGACAAGCGCCGTGCATGGCATCTTTTGAAAAATGGTAACGAACTTCAAACAATTAACGCATAAAATAATAGGAGAAACAAATTATGAAAAAATATAAGAACATCAACGAATATCTTCAGGAAATGGAAATTACAAGAGAAGACCTGAAAGATATGATTGCTTACTCGTCAATCCATCTCGCAACGGATTGCGCAAGAAACTTCGACGAGACACCGGAGATAACGGAGCACGTGATACAACCCATCTACTTCTTCAACGAAATACTTGATATGGTAGAATAACAACAAACAAGAGGGCTGGCACCATTACGTGTCAGCCCTCATTTATAGGCTTAAAGCCTTTCGCCAGTATTTCTTTCGATGCCTCGTAAGTGCCGGTCAGCACGTCAAGATGAGCCGCCGACTCCAGATATTCCGAATATTCCGTGCCCGTCGTCATCACGATGCAGATGTGGTTGCGCTTCGCCTTGTACGACTGCAAGAAGTTCACCGACGTGCTCTTGCCGTGGTTGTTCTTAATCATCACCTTGCCTTTCACGCTCCTTGCACGGCCCTCATAGGGGTTCCTCAGATACACCCATTGCCCGTAGCCCACCTTTCTCCTGATGGTAGGCGCGTTCCAGTTCCGTTGCGTCACAATGCCGTATAGTTTGCCGTCAACATACAAGCCGCAGGCATAGCTCGTCTGCGTGTTGCCCGTAAAGCCTAAGAAAGACCTATGCTTCGGCACCTCCAGCAGCAACCGCTCGCACAATACGCGCAGCTGCGCCGTCAGGTGTTCCACAATCATCTTGTAGCCCTTCTGCAAGCCTTCCTTCAGTACTCGTTCGTTTTCCATCGCCACCTCCCGTTCAGTATGTTGTCATATCATGACAACACAACATCCGTCATCGGGTCAGTGACCCTGAACTTCACCTTGAACGTCACCACGTTCTCATGATATACGTTCCCACCTGCCTGCTTCACCTGCACAACGGGGTCTTCGTCGCTGATTTCAAGCAGGTAGCACCCCTGCCTGCCTATCGTGGAGTAAGGGGAATAAATCTTCAGCTCTCCACCGCTGCCAGCATCGGTGTCGTTGCCCGTCAGCCACTTCTTGAAGGCATCTATCTGCTGAAACGCCAACTTCAGGTTGAAAGGATTCGTGGCCAGTTCCTCACCCTGATAGGCCATTTCAAACTCGGCATCGTAGCCTTCAAGCATCAGCTTCGCAGGCACATAGGTATCTTCGCCGTGCTCGTCGGCCCAGTCGCGCTTGGGCAGTTCTTTCGTCTTGCCGCCAGCCTTGAAGGGCACTTTCGCACACACAATGCCCCATTGCGTGTAACTGTTAATCACACTCCCGCCATTCTTTTGCAGTAGCAAACAATATCTGTCTTCCATCGCTAATCATTTAATTTAACACCAACGTCAGCCGTAAAACCGCCGCCAAGGATGTCTGCCGCCGACAAGCCTACTCCGGCATCGGCATCGTCGCCATACTTCTCCAGCCATTTCTCACCGGCTCGCTTCACGGCTCCTGCGTCAGCCTTCGTATCGTCAAACTCGCCTTTCTTAGGCTTCTTCTCCTTGTCTTTCTTCATCGTGCCGTAGTCCACAACGCCAACGTCGGCGGCTATCAGTTCCAGTTGCGCATTCGTCATCACCCAGTTCATGTAGTAGCACATGCCGCTCAACGGAATGCCAAACACGCGCAAAGGCTCAGTCCACACAGGGTACTTCTGCGCTAACTCCCACCTTTGCCCGAACGTAGTTCTTGAAGGGTACGCTCGGCTTCCGCTTTTGTCATCGCCTTCTTCGTGTCTTTCAACACGGTTAGTAACATCGTAGCGTTCAAGTAGGCCACCGCGCCCTGCGATTGAGTTTTTTTTTGAGCCATCTCAAACAGAGGGGTCAGTTCCTCGGCATTGTATTGCTTCACGTAGTAGAACCAACGCCACAACAGCCAGTACAGCAGGTGCGTCTTCCAAAAGCCGTTCAGCACAATCAGCGCGGCACATTGCGCCAGCACCTTGTTGTCGTTGCCGTCTTTCAGCATCAGGCAGGTTATCTTGTCTGTCGTAGCAGGGTGCATCCACTTCACCTGAAATGTCCTGCCCCTCACAACTACGGGGTCGGCATAGTTCTTTGTCACCGATTTTTGCTGGCGCTCGTCTTCAAGCGTCGCCTCTTGGATGGCCTTCTCTTTCTTGCTCATGTTTCTTCTTTGTTCCGTACTTTTTGTCGCCATTCTATGGCGGCATTAAAAGAAAAAAAGGGGATGGCAGCACCTTTACCACCACCCCCTCGACGTTATCCTGCTTTTCACCTTAAAGCCTGCTTTAGCCGCCTACCTTGGGGGCTCCCACAAGAGGATAGAAGGCAGAACCCGAGTCGTCTGTCAGCGGAGTCACCTTCACATTGTAGTAACCCGTCGAGTCGTCACCACCCTCACCGTTGAACGATGCGTAGATCTCCACGTTCGGCAGGTAGATGGCACTCGTCTTGTCCTCACTGAGCATCAGCAATGCGCCAGACACCTTCTTCGGAGCGAGGGAGAAACCGTTGCCGCTGTAGTTGTAGCCCTCAAACTCGGCAGTGATGGCGGTAGAGGTCTTCTTCTCCATCAGAAGCTCGTTGATGGTAGTGTGAACACTCGACACCTGGAAAGAGATGTCACTCTCACCCTGCGACGACTTACTCACCCAAGTGGTGCTGTCGGTCAGCTTGATTTCACTGATTTCGGCCTCGCCGGTGTCGAAGGTCACACCGTCTTCCAAAACGGGCAACTCAATGCCGCCAGTCTGAGCACTCAGTGCCTTCGAGCTGTCGGGGAAGTAGTACACACGGCTCACCTTGTCAAAAATCTGTCTCAGGGATTCTTTGTTGGTTGATACTGTTACAGCCATAGTTGTTATCCTTTTAAAATGTTAATGTTTCTTGTCCTTGTATGTCGCTATGCCATAGCAACTACACTAAAATCACTATCTTGAATTGAATCACACACACATGATAGCCCATGCTATCGGATTTCGCCTCTAACTGAACGGGCTCCTCGTTGCATCGCAGCCAGTCACCATAGGCACCGCCTTTCACAAGGTCGCGTTTGATGCTGCCGATGGCGTCTTCCGTCATCTCCTCGCCACGCTCCACATGCTCGATGCCGTTCACCCTGTCCTTGTAGTACAAGTGCAACTGCACATAAGCCGTGTTGTGGAGGTCGCTTTCGGGACTGATGCCTTGCGGCAGACGGACAACGACAAACTTCTCAGTGGTGTCCTTCACCGTCGGACGGTTGGAGGTGTACACTTCTTCACCGACGCCCTGCATCACGTTGCACAAGGCTCTCAGCACGTCACTCCTCTTGTATCTGTTTGCCATAGCCTACGTCTTCTTTACGTTGCAATACACCGTGGTACCCAACTGACCGACATAGACATCGGTCACGCTGAGCTCATAGCCGTAGCCGACTACTTCAACAACCATCCCGGAGGCAATACCTTCCACGATAGCACCGCACTCTTGACCCGCTTTGCCGTCGGGGGCTGCATCGGCAGCGTCGCCCGTCGTGCCAAGCTGAACGCGGTAGTCGCTCATCATCACGTTCTCGCTTTTCGTGAAAGAACGGATGCTGGTATTACTCTCCACCCTGCATGCGCCCTCCCACACAAGCGTCTTCTCTCCGTCGGAAAACGGAGTCGGCTCGCCTATGTCGTACACCTTGCAGTGCTTCGGGAAGCGGATGAATTGTTTTGATAGTCTGCCCATATCGTCCAGTAGTTGTCCTGTTTGTTGCGACCGTGTCGCAACTCCTTAGAGATTGATAATCCGAATTTTAGAGTTTCCCAACAGCGGCTCGTCCCACTTGCCGAATAGGTCACGGTAGCGCGATTTCCATTCCTGGATATTCGCACTCGATACCGTCCAACCGCCTTCTGAGTGAGACCAGCCGCCGTCGGCAACCTTCTCCGTGCTGCCACCGACGGGAAGACTGGCAAGCCAATAGTACATCGTTCCCTCGGCAAGGTCGAAGTCACGCTCCGAAATGTCTGCCAATGAGGTGCCTGCATCCAACCTGCGTTTTGCACACACATACTGGATGCCTTCGTCAGTCACTAACTGCGATACACTCTGAAGGAATTGTCCTATCGTCTTTACGTCTTCCATATCGGTTTTTCATTTTGAAAGTTGTCACGTATGTTGCGACCCCGTCGCAACGCTATTACACAGTCACCGTAGAGATGAACATCTGACGTACTGCACTCGGCACACACAGCTGGGCCATCTCACCGTTCACGTTGATAGAGTGGGTGCGAGGAATGCCCTCCTGCTCAATCAGCAGACGGTTGCCCATAGCATAGGCGATGTCGCCGGCATCGTAGCCCATCGAAAGGGGCTGAACACCCTGAATGCCACCAATCTTGCCAGTCGGGATGAACGCGATGTTCTCCTTCTTGAAGTTCTCAACCTGCGTAGTGACGAGGTCGGGAGCATTGCCGGTGGTGGTGTCGGGAGCCGACACGTAGGCATAGGTGTCGCGGGTGACGATTTCGTCAACCTTGATGAGCTTGCGAATCACCTCCTTCTTCTGGTCGTCGCCAGTGTTCTCGGCAACACTCTGGGCGATGGCGGCGGTGGCGGCGGTGGGAACGAGGTTGTAGCCAATCTTCTGAAGAACGGCGCTGTGCGTCAGCAGATCGTCCCACAGGTCTTGGCAGAGCTCCAAACGAAGCGGGCCGTAGTAGTGACCGGTGCGACGGATGTACTTCACCCTGTCCTGCATGTACTTGATGGGGTCGCTGGCAGAACCCTGATTGGCAGTGGTGTGGTTGGCGTTCGTCCACCAACGCTCAGTCAGACGATTACCAGTGCCTGTCTTTGTCAGGTCATCGAAGTTGTCTGCGGGTACGCCGAAGCCGATGGTGATGCCTTTCAGACCGCGGGGGTTGTTGGTGGCGTTGATGGTGAACTGGCCTGTCGAGACAACCTGATGACGCTGGTGGTTCAGCGCATTGTAGAATGCCTGGATGAGGCCGTCGGTACCCTCGTCAAGCAGCTTGAACATGATGTCGCGCATGTCGTCGTTCAAGGCCAACTGGCCGAAACGCTGGACGAGCTGCATCTGCTCGCGGACGATAACACGGTTCACCGAGTAGAACAACTTCTGCGTCGGAATGTTGCCCGTGATACCTTCGAGCTGGCCAAGAGGCATCTCAAAGCCCTCACTCTCAGGGTCTACATAGGTGGGAAGCACGGTGGCAGCGGTCTTGCTGACAAGCTGCGCAAACGTGTAGCCGATGGTGATGGGGTCGAAGTCGAAGCCGTCAATGCTGACTTCATCGTACTTCTCCTCGTACTTGTCAACGAACTGCTGCCAAGTAGCACCACCAAGACCGAGCGACATAATATCGCGTAATGTAACTGGAATAGTTCTCATAATCTTCTGAATCTTTAAATGGTTAATAACTTGGCTTAGTCAATCACGCGGATTGAGAGGCCGTTCTTCTGAGTCATAGCCTTCACGGCTGCGCTGATAGTGGCGGCATCAGCAACGGTTCCACCGAGCATGTAGCCGTAAATCTCACCCTTCACGATGATGTTGCAGGTGCCGTAGTTGTAGGTGGCAGAAGCACCAGTGCCGTGCTGATACACGGGCACGTCTTCCTGCGTGAAGCCGATGATGCCGAGAGAGTCAAGACCGCCCTCTGCGGAAGCACCAGTCTTCAGCTGCGCCCAGGTGAGCACCTTCACATCGCGGTTGTCGGCACCGCTCGCAGTGTCCTTCACAACAGCCATGCCTGCCTGAATAAGGCCTTCGCTGGCAAAGTCGCTCATGTTGGTGACGTGGTAGCCACCGGGCAGCTGCTCGTCGATTCGGCGCCATACCTTCTTGGCGTGGCCAAGCGATACGGTCTGAGAATCGAAGCTGTTACCAATCTGAAAATCTTGCTTCATTTTCTTCTTGTGTTTTTGTTAAACAATCTTTTTACCTAAATTCTCCAGCTCAGTTCTTCTTGCCCCAACCTTCTCTTGCCTTCTTCTTGGCGAACTGCTGGTCAAGCCAGGTCTGACCCTGACCGCCGCCTTCGCTCTGACGGGGTGGAACACCACCGCCACGGCATTTCAGATACTCGGCATCGTACTTTGCCAGATACTCCGTCGTCAGCTCCTCCAATGATTTTTTCTCATCAAAGGTGGCTCCTTCAAGAGTCTTGTCAAGAACGTAGTCGTCGCTGGCCTTCTGCTCTTTCATAGCGGCTCTCACCTTCTGCATAAGCTCGGCCTGACGCTTCGCAGTGTCGCCGTTGTCAAGTCGCTCAGTGAGCTTGGCAATCTCCGCTTTCAGTGCCTTCACCTCGTCGCTTTCCTGCGGGGCAGGCGTGGGTTCTGCCTTCAAGCCCTCAATGAGTTTCTTCACTTCGGCTATCTGCTCGGCCGACATGTTCTTGAACGTGTCCTCGGTAAGCAAGTTTTTCTTCGCCTCCGTGAACTTGGTCGAGAAGTCGTGGTTGAACTGACCCTGCATCCCCTCAAAGAAACTCTTCGCCTTGGTGAAATAAGCCTCGTCAGGCTCCTGACCCTCGGCAATGGGGTTCAACTCAACATACTTCTGAATGGTTTGTGCTGAAAAATCGGTTTTTCCGAGTTGTTCCTGCACCGTAGAAACGATTTTTTCGATTTCCATCTATCTTTGTGTTAAAAGTGTTATCCTTCCGTCCCGTATTCGCCGTAACAGCGACAAAAAAAAGAGCCGCAACCCTCGCGGGCTACAGCTCTCGGCTTAATTATTCACCTTAAATGTCAATGAAAATTACTCTACTCCTATCAGGTCGGCCTTGATGTATGTTCCGCACCGTCGGCACTTGAACCTGATGGCCGCGATACCTTGCAGATGCTCCACGTCAGCCAGTTTTTGGCTGCATTCTGGGCACTTCAGGAAGTAATTCCTTCTTGCGCCCTGGTCGTCGTCGGCACGTAGCTCTGCTCGTATTCTTGGCATATATTATCCTAAAACAATCTTTTTACACCGCAAAAATAGATAATTTTTAGTGATTCTCCAAATATTTCACTAAAAAAATAGTAAAAAATTAGTGAAAATGCAAATAATTCACTAAATTTGCCACTGATTTATAGAGGGTTACATTGTTTAGAGCACAAAAAAGGCCGCACTCGGGTTAAGTCCCGGATGCGGCTATTTGGTTTTAGGATGACGCAAGCAGTAGCATATAAGCCAGTCGAAAAGATTGACCGCAAGATTCTCCAATCTCTGAAGGAGCGTTTTGCGGAGCAGAAGGATTTGGTCATTCTCGACGAGGATGACGTGGAGGTGATTCGCAAGCAACTGCGCAAACACCCGAACGACAGAATCATTGTCACGCAGGCAAAAGGACAGACGGACATGCTGCCCACGGAGGCCGACATCTCCATCGTAGGAGGATCGCGCGGCGGGGGAAAAAGCTATGTCTTGCTGATGAACGCGCTCTACGACATCACAAATCCCAACTTCCGAGCCATCATCTTCCGTAAGGACTTGGACGACCTCTCGGACATCATCGACACTTCGCAGGAACTATACGACGAGTTCGGCACGTTCAACCGCGCAAAGAACGACCTCACATGGAACTTCAGAAACGGCGGGTGGCTCACGTTCTCCTATCACAACATGGAGTATGCCGACTTCCACGACCGCTATCAGGGTAAACAGTACCCGTACATCGCCATCGACGAGGTAACGCAGATGTCGTATAAGAAGTTCAAGGTGCTCACCATGTCTAACCGCTCGGCATACGGCATTCCGACGCGCATCGTAGGCTCTTGTAACCCTGACCCTGACTCGTGGGTGGCAAAGTTCATTGAGTGGTACATCGACCAAGAGACGGGGCTGCCTATACCTGAGCGGGCTGGTGTCATCCGTTACTGCTGCATGCTCGGCGACGACATATCGCAGGTGTCGTGGGGAGCAACGCGAGAGGAATGCTACGAGAAAAACCGCGCTGAAATAGAAGCCATGTGGAAGCCGGAGTACAACGAGTTCGGTTCACCGCAAGACCTGTTCATCCGTTCGGCGACATTCATTCCTGCAAAGCTCACCGACAACCACGCGCTCATGGATAACAACCCGGAATACCTCGGCATCCTGTTCAATCAGGACGATGAGACGAAGGCGCGTTTCCTCGACGGCAACTGGAAGTACAAGGCGGCAGGCGACGACATCATCAAGCTGGAGCACATGGAGCGGTTCTATAACAATGCGGAGCAACTGGGCGACAAGACGCGATACGTCACTTGCGACGCGGCTTTCGACGGTGGCGATAAATGCGTGTTCTGGCTATGGGTGGGCAATCATATCGCCGACGTGGAGGCGTGTTCAAAGGATGCAAAGGCAACGGTGCAGTTTGCACGCGAACTGCTCGAACGATGGCGCGTCCGTGAAGACCACTTCGCCTACGACCTCCTCGGCGTGGGACATGTCTTCAAGGGATTCTTCCCGAAAGCTCTGCCGTTCAATGCGAAGGAAGGCGTGGAAGACAAGTATAAGGGTATGTACTTCAATCTGAAGGCGCAGTGCTTCACTTACTTTGCCGACCATATCAAGGACGGCACATATTCCATCGCTCCTTTCGTCCTCGAAAAGCGGTATAGCGGTAAGAACTACACCAACAAGCCCATCCGCGAACTGCTCAATGAGGAACGACGCTGCATCCGTTTCCGAGAGGATGATCCGACGCGCGTCATCGACAAAGCGAAGGGAATGAAGAAAATCATACACCGCTCGCCTGACTGGATAGAGGCGGCAACCATCCGAGAGATTTTCAACATCAAGCATATCCACCACAAACCGAAGAATCTCGGACTGATTGCCGGAGCGTCGGAAAGGCAGGCGAGAAGGCAAGGGTTCGGAAATCCGTTCGGAGGCATGCAGCGCACGGTGGGCGCAATGAGATTCGGAGCTAATATGTTTAACAAGGGCAGACGGTGGTAATGGGAAAAACCCTTTACCCCATTAACCCCATCAAACCCAAGATAAGATGAATGTAAATGATTTATTGATTAAAAAGCCGTTCTATAGGCTACAGAACAGCGGATTGTTCAACCGCATGGGAAAACAGCAGGATGTGGACGCGTTGCAGTTCGAGGAGAAAAAGCAACAGGCCATGATGATGACGCAGACGGACTTCCTTGAAGAATACTATCCGTCAGCGCATAAAATCAACAACGAGCTTTTCTTCCCTGAGTGTTATAACTACGGAGAAATCATCACCGAGACGGGGGAGAAGATGGAAACGATGTATCGGGAAGAAACATTCCGTGTCGCCGTGCCGTTGCAGAAGGTCATCGCGCTACAGCACCTCGTCCACCTCTACGGAAACGACACGCATCACGAACTGGCTGACTCCAAGGTGCCTGACGAACTGAACGATGAGTTTATGCAGTGGCAGATGGGATGGCTGCAAAAGAATATCGACGTGGCCATCTATGAGGCGGGACGTTCAGAGGAAGTCACGGGCGACAAGGCCATCGTATTCTATATGTACCAGGGAAAGGCGTACACGAAGGTGCTCTCTTTCCTCAACGGCGACACGCTCTATCCGCACTACGACATGATTACGGGCGAGATGAATGTCTTCGCACGTCGCTTCTCGTCTTATGATGAGAACAACAAAGAGGTCATCAGTTGGGTAGAGGTGTGGGACGACAAGTATCTATCGCGCTATAAGCAGACGAAGGTGGGCGTCAAGGGAGCCATCAACAAAGCAAAGGACTACCTCGGCTTAGACGGCTATGAAATGGTTTACCAACAGCCGCACGGTTTCCCCTGTTGCCCCGTGGCTTATCAGCGGAGTGCCGACAACGGGCCGGGATGGAACGACGTGCAGTATCTCGTCGATGAAATCGAGGTCGCCTTGTCCTATTGGGCAAAGTCGTGCGCATCAACGGCAAACGACGCGTATATCATGAAGGGTGACGACGTGGAAATCAAGGGCGACCCGCTCGGACGGGTGCGTGCCTTCACGATGGGCAAGGACGATGATGTGCAGCTGTTGGAGAAGAAAACGGGCGGTGACTTCTTCAAGGGCTACATCGAACGACTGTTCAAAGAACTCTTCCGAGGTTCGTTCACGGTGGAGACTCCCGAACTGAAGTCTGGCGACACACCGGCAAGCACCATCAAGCTCATCTATGCGCCTAACCTCGACCTCGCCATGCTTCAGGCAAAAGACCAGCAGGCGTTCATTAACCGCGTGCGCTACCTGTTTTCTATCGCTTACGGAATGGAGCAGAAGCGCATCACAGAGTTTATGCGCCTCAACGACCACATTCTTTCTTACCTCGTGCCGTTCGTACATGAGGACACGGCGGGAAAGGTCGCCAACCTCGTAGCCCTCAAAAACGCAGGTCTGATGTCTACCGAGACGGGTGCCGAACACAACCCTTACACCACCAACCAAGAGGCCGACCGCATCTTCAAGGAGCAGAAGCAGCAGCAAGCCGCCGACCGCCTCTATCAGCTCAAAACAGCGACCAAAAGTTAAGTTTGTTGCAAGTTGTGTTTGTTGCGACCCCGTCGCAACTAAAAAAGGGGCCTTATCAAGCCCCTTCTTTCTTTTCTCGTCTGTCGTAGGTCATAATCCTGCTCCAGCCATCGTGCTCACATTTTCCGTCACCATGCTCATAGTAGCTCAGGAACACCTTCGCCCCATTTGCCGTCAGCAAGTCAATATGGCTCTCATGCCTCACATACACGGTCGTCGCATATAAGCCGTCTATCGTCAGCCTGCCCGTGCACTTGCCCAAGAACACGTAGTAGCCGTTCTCGCCGTTTATATCCACTTCCTCGTCAATGTAGATGTGGTGCCGGTGCAAATCTTCCTTGCGGAAGTGCCTGCGAATAAATGCCAATGGTGGCCAGTCGTGCTTGATGGCAAAGTCAATGCCTCGCACATACCGCTCCAGACATTCGTCAATGGTGCTCTCATCGCTCCATGCGTTATACCACTCGTCACACAATCCCGTGTTTCGCGCCATCTCTCGCAGCGCAATGTTCAATTCCCTATCCGTCATATTGATTTCATTTGTTTGTTCCGTTTCTTTCCACCGCTATTTCATAGCGGCCTCATACCCTATCCACATAGCTATACACCACCAGGCAGCAGCAATTCAAATGATACTGCGGCCTGCTCAGTTCGTCGGTGATGAAGAAGAACGTACCCGTATAGCTGTCACACACCTCACACGGATAACTGCTTCCTCGCACCACGAAATACCCTCGTGCGCCCTTCTCGCTCTGGTCACGGAAGTGCCACCACTCCCAAGCGTCTGCAACGGCATAGCAAAGCATCCTGTCTATCGCCACCAACGACGAAACGGGGTTGCCCTTGCCGTAGTGAGGCTCTTCAAAGGGATAGTCTGCCGCCACCTCACCGCGATCCTGCTTTTCACGAGCCTCTTGCAGTATCTCGCTCTGCCAAGGGTCTTTCAGGTGTTTCTTCACGCTTGCAAGCAATTCGTCACGGCCCTTGCCAAGCACCTGACCTGCCAGATACACGGCATACACTTCATTATAAAATGTACCCACGCGCTTGCGCACGCGACCCTCCAAAGTGTCACTATGACGCTCTGAAAGCATATAGGCGACAACTTCATCGCGCCTGTCGTGCTCGTCAACGGCCAACAGCTCCACGTCGGCCATCAATTCGGTCACAAGGTCACTGATGAGCAGTTCAATGTCCTGCTCGCTCGCATTTCCAAACAATGCCGTCAGCAGATAGCCCGCATACATCTCCAGCAGCCGCTCAACATCTGCCGTCATGCTCCGCTCGTTCCTCAGCCGGTCACGAAGAAACGCCTTCGCAGCCTCCAGTTCTTCTGCCGTGTACGTCATACCTCCTCGGTCTCCTGTTCCGTTTGTTGCGACCGTGTCGCGACTTCTTCCTCATCCATCCGCTCCAATTCGTCCTGCACCTCCTGCATCTCGACGACTTCCTTCAGGGCTTCCGCGTCCTGCTCCTTTGTAGGCTGCTTCGCCACTGATGCCTCAAACTCTGCCTGTTCCTTCACCAACTTTGCAAAGCCGTTCATCACGGGCGCTTCCTGCCTCTCAATGATGCTCACAAGGTCGTGGGCATAGTTCGTGGCGGCATAGCACAGCGTCAGCAGACTCTCCACATAAGAATGGCACTTCTCGTCGCCGAGCATGTTCAGCACAACGGCAAACATAAGGTTGTCCTCACGCCAGCGAAGACTCCAGTTGCCACTCACCGACTTCGCACACAATGCCTTGCCAAGGCTGTTTTCTTCCACTCCCAGCAGGTAGTTGCCCACCTGCATCCATTTTGCTTCTTTCTTCTTGCTCATGATTTTTTCTTTTTACGTTTGTATTTCTTGCGTTCTTCCTCCGTGGGAATCTCGTCTTTGCTGTTGAAAAAGCCCTTGCCGCCCTTGCCGTAGATGCCAACGCCGCGGTATTTGCTCCAAAGGCTGGTGTCATAGCCGGCCTTCTTCGCCATCTTATAAACTTCCTCGTCACCCGTCTCATCGGGAACAACGATGCAGCCGTCTATCTGGTCTTCGCCAAGGGCATACTTCCTATAAGGCCAGCCGTTGAACTCCATGCGCTGATTGAAGGTGTAACGCATGTATTTCAGTTCTTTCCTGATGCGCTGGTCTATCTCTTTCTCCTCGTCGGTGGCGATGATACGCAACTGGCGCAACACCTCACAGCAGGCTTTCACGTCGTATATCTTCTTCTCGCGGTAAGCCTTTGTATGCTTCTCAAACTTGCCCTCTCTGGCAATACGGTTCACGATATACGGCGACACACCGGAATACGCTGCCAAGGCGCGTTGCGAAGTCACCCAGGCTGTGCCCTCTACCCACATCAAAATGGCTTTCGGGGCATCCTTCTCCACCTGACGCAGCTTGTACTTCTCCTTGCGGAGCGTGTTCATCGTAATATCTCCGAACACGGCGAAATAATAGCCGTCAGCCATGCGCTTACGTTGGAAACCGCCCTGATTCTCCAGAGAGACGACAAAAGCAGTCTTCGTAACGCTCTCTAAGTTGTTCATGCCGCACCACCGCACGTAGTCCTTGTATAGGTTCGATTGCTTTATCCAGTTCACGGGCTCCAAGTCCACGCCGTCTATCTTCGCAAGCCAGCCGTTCACGCTCATATACTTCAGCGGACTGCTGAACTCGGCCTGCTCGTCCTGAATAAACCTGCTCAGGTTGATGTCTTGCGGCAAACGGTAGCCGTTCTTGATGAATTTCTCCCTGCCTTCCAATATCCAGTTCAGAATGCCGGGGTATTCGTCCATCAGCTCGTCACTGAGCGTCTTGTTCTGCTTCTCCGGAGGTATCGTCACACTGAAGGGGATGATATAGATACGTCTCACCAAGGCATCGTCTTTCTTGTTGAAGATAGGCAACTGATTGGCATTAGCCATCAGCAACGGGATATTCGTGGCCTTGAAGGGCGTGCCATACAACTGACGGGCCGTGACGTTCTCACCGCTCACAATGGCCTTCAGACGGGCTGACTTCCTATAGAAGTCCGTAACCTCCATCTCAGTGCAGTAGTTCAGACGCTTGCCGTTAATCTCGGCAACGGACATGTCACCGTCGTTGCCTCGCGCACAAAGCCGACCTACCTCCTGCGTAGACACGCATTGTTCGCCAAGCACCCCGCACACCACGTTCTGTATCACACTCTTGCCGTTCGCTCCCTTGCCAAGCAGTATCATGATATGCTCAATCTTCACCTTCTTGCGGTCTACAAACGTCGCACCAAGGAACATCTGCAACACATCCTGCAAATACTTGTCGGGCAACACCTGGTTCAAAAATTGATACCAAAGGAACGTCCGAGCCTTCGGATTGTAGTCGTAGTCCACCGTCCACATCTGGACGTACTTCTTGTTGAAGTTCCTATGAAACTCACCCGTCTCAACGTCAAGGGCTCCATTCTTGAACAACATGATATTGCTGCTCAACGTCAATGGCTTCGAGAACACGACGTTGATGCAGTCGTCGTAGATGTCGGCCAGCTTCGCGAGATCGCCGTCGGGCAACTCTATCTTGTCGGACATGATGTCATACAACGCCCGCTTGAACGTCCTGATGTTAATAGGCGTGTAAACGGTGCCGTTGAAGAAATGGAGCAGCCCGTTGAACAATCCGACTGAGCTCTTGTCAATAGCATGCGTCAGCAGGCGTTTCGTCCGGCCACGCCTATCCTCGCGCTTCTTCAGCGCACGTATCTCCTCCACCTTCTTGCCGTCATCGTCACGGATAATCAAATCCCACAACTCCTGCGTCAGTATCTTTACATTCTCCATATCTATACTTTTGTCGTTATGTTTGCTGCTGTATCACAGCAGCCTTAAATTTCCCGCACCCTCTCTCGCTCAACAGCCTGCACCGCGTGTCATACTGGCACCTGCCCAGCGTCGGCTTCCGCCCATGCACCGTCAGCGTATGGAACTCCGTCATAACGGTAAGGTGCGCACACTCCCCGCAAGTCCTGTTTGTAGCGACCTCGTCGCTACCACCACTCCTACCCGCCGACTTCCTTCTCCCTGCCATATTCAGCCAACAACAACGCGTCTGCATTCTTCAACGTCACCTTCGTCTTCGGAAACAGCTGCTGCGCCTTACCCTTCAAACGTTTTTTGTGTGCCGCGTACCCTTCGTCTTTCTTCGATTTCACACCCAACGCCTGCTGCCACTTCGACGGCAGCACGTCAACACACCGTATCTTATGGCACGCCACGGCCATCTGCACGTACCCGTAGTACTGCCCGAAAGTAAACGTGCTCGCAACACCCTGCTTAGGCATCGAATGCACAACCTCTATATACGCACTCACCGCATCCTTGTACTTCTCGATGAAGTCACTGATGTCGGCAAGCGTCTCAGGCATCGCCGTCACGTCTATCACCTCGTGCGTCTCAACGTCCACAACGGCAATGCCGCCACCCTTCCCTGGGTCTATCCCAATCACATACTTGTTCATCACTACTTAAAATATTCCTTACACTTAAATAACTAATTTTTATTCCACTGCTCGGTGATGGTGACAGGTTTTATTTCGAACCAAACACGCCCGATTCTGTCCCACGTCCTGCTGATGACGGGCACAAGCGTTTTCTTGTTGCGTCTGGCTATCATCTCGCAGTGGTCAACGAGCGTCTTCAGCGTGAAGTCCTCCAGCGTGTCGATGCCGTAGTAGCGGCTCACATAGTCAAGCCGTTTCCATCGCTTGTGTCCGAGTTCACCAAAGGTGATGATGATGCCCTTTGTCGCCATCTTGATTGCGAGGTCGAAGCAGTCATACGCTGAACCGTAGGGGTCGAGGTCTATCACGTCGTACTTGTTGCCCTCGTAGTAGAGCCGGTGTATGAGCATTTCGGCTCGCTCATGGTAGTCGGCAGTGATACTATCGTCTTGGTCGTTGGTCGTGACCTTTGCCGTGGTATTGTTGCGCCAATACGACCTCACTCCGCAAAAGAGGTCAAGCACGGTATCAGGTTTCAAACGGTCGTAGTATTCGGCGTTGCATTGGTACTTGTCCCGCAGGTGGTGCTCGTTGTATGTGCCAGACATCTTGCCGATACGCTTCAACTTGATTTGGATGCTGACAGCCGTGCGCCCTGTCGATTGCCCGATTTCCTCATTGCTGAATCCATCGGCCCTCATCTTCTGTATCCATGCGATTTCTTGGTCAGTCCATCCTCTCGGTTTCGACTTCGTGTAACCGCAACCCTTTCCCACGTTGCCCTTGTATTCGTCGGGCATCATGGGAATGGTGGGGCAATCGTAACCAAACAAATCCTTCATACCACACTACTTGTTAAA